AAAAGCAACTGAAGTAGAATCATATTCTGTTCCTGAAGAAATTACAAAATATAGAGCAGATGTAAGAGCTAAATCTAATGAAATGGAAACTGCAATTGATAATGCTACTGACGTAGATGCTCTTAAAACTTTATATACTTATACACGACAAGAAAATGGTGATTTAACAAGACCATTAGGTGAGTTTCCAACAGAGGTAGTTTAATGCCTACGATTCTTGGAGCAAATTCAGTTAGAGAAACAGGTTACAACGTAGATAATTCACTGAGATTTGAGAGTGGAGATAGTGATAATTTAAGTAGAACAAATGTTTCATCTGTTACAAATCAATTTAAATGGACATTTTCATTTTGGGTTAAGCTGTCTGATTTGTTCGCTAGCCGAGACGGAAACCCATTTTTACTAAGTGATTTTACTGATTCTAATAATAGAGCTGCTATTTTTTTTGAAAGTGATAATACACTTAGAATAGCTGATAGAGTAAGTGGTTCTTTCACTTTTGAATATAGAACACACAGAAAATTTAGAGATACTTCAGCTTGGTATCACATCGTTGTAAATCATGATAGAACTATATCTTCTCCATCAACTGAAATTTATGTTAATGGAGTTCAAGAAACAGAGTTTTCAGCAAACACTAATCCATCACAAAACGGTACTTCTTTTTTTAATAAAGCAAGTCAAAGTTCATTAATAGGTAAATATGGTGGTGGTAATGAATTTTTTAATGGTTATATTTGTGAAGCAGTTTGGATAGATGGACAAGCATTAGACGCAACATCATTTGGAGAGTTTGATGAAGATAGTCCTACTCATTGGAAACCAAAAGATGTATCTAGTTTAACTTTTGGAAATAATGGATTTTATTTAGATTTTGAAGATAGCTCTAGTTTAGGTAAAGACGTATCAGGTAATTCTAATAATTTTACAGTTAATAATATTACAGCACTAAATCAAACCACAGATACTTGCACAAATAATTTTTGTACACATAATCTTTTAATAGATGGAGACACAGGATATTCAGAGGGGTGTTTAGATTTATCTTTTGCTGTAGATGGCACTCAACTTAATGCTGGAGGAACTATTGGTTTTTCTTCAGGAAAATGGTATTGGGAACATAAGATTATAAGTTCAGGGAACACACATTATTTAGGAATAAAATCTGCTGATAGTAATTTAGAATCAACAAGTGGTTCATCAGGATCACCATCTATGTACTACACAAATGGTGGAAAAAAAGTTTATAATGCTTCATCAGGTGGAAGCTCTTATGGAAATACTTTTTCAAACAATGATATAATTGGAGTTGCGGTAGATTTAGATAATAATGCAATATGGTTTTCAAAAAATGGAACATGGCAAAATTCAGCAACTCAAACTGAAGTGGAAAATGGCACAACAACTAATGCAGCTTTTTCTGGTACAAGTTCATCTGATGGTTTTCCATCATCACAAATTTATTTGCCATGGATTGTAGGTCAAAAAGGGGGATCTCCATTTACAATGACTACAAATTTTGGCAATCCTACTTTTTCTATTTCATCAGGTAATTCAGATAGTGAAGGTTTTGGAAACTTTGAATATGCTGTACCATCAGGATTTTTTGCGATATGCACTAAAAACTTAGCGGAGTATGGAGGATAGATGGCTTATACAACTATTGATGATCCAGGTTTATATTTTAACACAGTTCTATACACATCAAATAGTGGTTCATCACCAAGAACAATATCGGGGGTGGGATTCCAGCCTGATTGGGTCTGGGTGAAGAACAGGGATAGTAGTGATTATAATCATGTTGCTGCCGATAGTGTTAGAGGTCTTAATAACATTCTTCAACCTGATACAAAAATAGCTCAACTAACAAATCATGCGGCAGGTTTTATAAGTTCAGCTAATAGTGATGGATTTGTCATTACTGCTGGATCTTCAAATTTAAGTAACTATGATGTTGGTAGTAATAAACAAGTAGCATGGAATTGGAAAGCTGGAACATCATTTAGTAATGACGCAAGTGCAACTGGTGTTGGAAGTATTGATAGTACTGGTAGTATAAGCACAATTTCTGGATTTAGTATAGTTACATATACTGGTGCTGAAAATGCTGGAGATACGGTGGCACATGGCTTAGGAGCTGTTCCTTCAGCTATGATTATTAAAAAATTTTCAGCAAGTTCTGAACAACATTGGATTGTTTATCATCATAAAAATACTGGATCACCTCAAGACGTACATTTAAAGTTAGATGATAATGCTCAAACAGAGGATAATAATACAATATTTAATGATACTGCACCAACGTCTACTGTATTTTCATTAGGTAGTGGTAGTCAAATAAATGCTAGTGGTGCATCAATGGTAGCTTATTGTTTTACTGATATACAAGGATATTCAAAATTTGGTAAATATACTGGTAATAACAAGTCAGGCACAGCAGGAGATGTTGATGGAACTTTTATACATACCGGTTTTAAAATTGCATGGCTTATGGTGAAGAGACTTACAAATGTCAATGCAGGGTGGCACATGTGGGATAATAAAAGAAATGGCTTTAACAATCATAACTTTAATTTATTATCAGACGTATCTGCTGTTGAAGATGATGGCAATTTTAGAGTAGATTTTTATTCTAATGGTTTTAAGTGGAGAGTAAATGATTCAGTAGTTAATGCTGCTGAAGAATATATATATTTTGCATTTGCAGAATCTCCACAAGTAAATTCTAAAGGAGTACCAAATAATGCGAGGTAAATTATGTTACAAAAATTAAGATTTGCACCAGGAATAAATAAACAAATTAGTTCTTCTAGTGGTGAAGGACAATGGACCGATTGTGATAACGTTAGATTTAGATACGGTATTCCTGAAAAAATAGGTGGTTGGACTCAGCTTGGTGATACAAAAATTACAGGTCGTAATACTGCTATTCATCACTTTGTAACAACAAGTGGTATTAAATATGCAGCGCTTGGAACCAACAGAGTATTATATGTTTATTCAGGTGGTGTCTTTTATGATGTGCATCCAATTAAATCCACAACAACATTAACAAGTGCGTTTACAACTACTAACGGATCATCAACGGTTACGATTACATTTGCTAGTGCGCACAACATTGAAAACGTTGGAGATGTTGTTTTACTAGATAACTTTTCATCAATCACTAATTCTAATTTTGTATCTACTGATTTTGATGATAAAAAATTTGCAGTTACCACTATTCCATCTGATACGACAATTACAATTACCATGCCGTCTAACGAGTCTGGTTCTGGTGCAACGACATCCGGAGGTATACGTGTTCAGTATTATTATCCTGTAGGTTTAGCATTAGAGACAGCAGCAACCGGTTGGGGCCTTGGACAATGGGGTGGTCGATTATCAGGACAGTTTACATCAACGCTATCTTCATCTCTAACCGATAGCGCCACAAGTTTAACCATGGCAAGTTCATCTTCGTTCTCTTCATCTGGAACAGTGTTGATTGGAACTGAACTTATTACTTACACAGCAAACGATGATTCTGGAACACTATCAGGTTTAACAAGAGGAGCACAAGGAACTACGGCTGCAGCACATGATTCTGCAGCAACGGTAACGGATGCTGCATCTTTTGCTGCTTGGAACAGTGCGCCATCAGGAGACGTTGTTACTGCACCAGGAATTTGGTCGCTTGATAACTTTGGTAATTTACTAATTGCAACGATTAACGGTGGTGAAACATTTAGTTGGAACTCAGAGGCCACAGCTGCAAACTCAACTCGTGCAACAATATTAGCAAACGCACCAACAGCAACAGCTACAACTTTAGTATCTGCACCAGACAGACACTTAATATTTTTTGGAACTGAAACAACGATTGGTACAAAGTCAAGCAAAGATCCAATGTTTATTAGATTCTCAGATCAAGAAAGTATTAATGCTACAACATCGTACACTCCATCATCCACCAATACTGCAGGTACACAAAGACTGGCCGACGGATCACGAATCGTTGGAGCTATTCGTGGTCGTGATGCAATTTATGTTTGGACGGACACTGCATTATTTATTATGCGTTTTGTTGGACCACCGTTTACATTCTCGTTTCAACAAGTTGGAACGAACTGTGGTTTGATTGGACAGAACGCTGCAGTTGAAGTTGATGGAACAGCCTATTGGATGTCAGAAAATGGTTTTTTTAGATATACTGGTAAACTAGAATCACTACCGTGTTTGGTTGAAGATCATGTTTTTGATGATTTAAATACAACATCT